GATAGATTTGTAAGACAAGCCACTCCATACCTCGAAAGCTTGGTACAAAGACAAGGTCTTTATGCATTCCAAGTTAAAATGGACGGTCAATTGAACTCAGCTGACGTAATTGACGAAAACAAATTAGTAGGTCAAGTATTCTTACAACCTACTAAGACTGCAGAATTTATTGTTTTAGATTTTGTCTTAACTCCAACAGGTGCCTCTTTCACAGATTAATAAAAAATAAAACTAACACAAAATGGCAACAGAAACAATAATATCTCCCGGTGTATTGCTACAAGAGGTTGACAAATCTTTTGTATCACCTGGAGTTGACCCCTCAGGAATGGCAATTATAGGTCCAGCCGTAAAAGGACCAGTTGAAATCCCTACATTAGTTTCAAATTATAATGAATTTAAAACTATTTATGGTACTACATTAGAATCAGCTTCTAATGCATACGAATACTACACCAGCTTAGCAGCTAAAAATTATTTCCAAAATGGTGGATCAACAGCTTTAGTAGTAAGAGTTGTTGATACTGCAGATAGTTGGACAGCCGCTTCTAGTAGTTTAATTACTGACAATGGTTTAGGAACAAATAATCCTTTTACATTAGAATCTTTAGGTAAAGGAGCTTTATTAAATAGTGAAGGCCCTTACTATACAGGTGGTGCTTTACACTCAGGCTCAAAAGATAACTTCAGATGGGAAGTTAGTAATGTAAATGAAAAAGCTGGTACATTTACTGTATCAATCAGAAGAGGTGACGACACTACTAATGCTCCTATAGTATTAGAACAATTCACTAACTGCTCACTTGATCCACTTTCACCAAACTACATCGCAAGAAAAATTGGTGATCAGTACTTTGAAAAAGACGCTACTACTGACCCAGTATCTGTAGTAGTAAGAGGTGAATTCCCTAACAAATCACAATTAGTCAGGGTATCTGCTGTAAACTTACCAACATACGAATATTTAGCATCTAATGGAAGTGTAAATATAGATTCAAGTGGTAATCCATTTAACCAGTATCTCCCAACTGCTCAATCAGGTACATTTGATGGTGGTACAGGAACTAATACTTCAGGTAATCCTTTATTTGGTGCTGATGGTTCAGCAGCTGGTGCAATTCAAGGTTTAGCAACAAGTGATTATGATGATGCAATTTCAATTCTTAAAAATAAAGAAGAATTCAAATTTAAAACCCTAATTATTCCTGGTGTAACACAAGTAGACCACCCTACATTAGTTAATACTGTAATTGCTAACACTACATTCAGAGGTGATAGCTTATTTGTAGTAGATACTGTAGATTACGGTGCTACAATAAGTGCTACTAAAACTGAAGCTGAATCACTAGACACTAACTACGCAGCTACTTACTGGCCATGGGCTCAAGTTAGAAGTACTGAGTTAGGTAGAAACGTATGGTGTCCTGCATCTGTAATTGTTCCTGGTGTATTCGCTAAGAACGACAGTTTAGCAGCGCCTTGGTTCGCACCTGCTGGTTTAACTAGAGGTGGTGTTACTAATGTAAGTAAGGTTGAAACTAAATTGTCTAAGACACAAAGAGACGATCTTTACACTTCAAAAGTTAACCCAATTGCTACATTCCCAGGACAAGGAATTGTAATCTTTGGCCAAAAGACACTACAAAACGCTAGCAGCGCACTCGACAGAGTAAACGTTCGTAGAATGTTACTTGATGTTAAAGACACAATTGGTGGATTCTCTAGAAAACTTGTATTTGAACAAAACACAGCTTCAACTCGTGATAGATTTGTAAGACAAGCCACTCCATACCTCGAAAGCTTGGTACAAAGACAAGGTCTTTATGCATTCCAAGTTAAAATGGATGGCCAGCTTAACACATCAGACATTATTGACGAAAACAAATTGGTCGGTCAAGTATTCTTACAACCAACCAAAACTGCTGAATTTGTAGTACTTGATTTCGTTTTAACACCAACTGGTGCTTCTTTCACCGATTAATATATGTATTAATAACCAACAACATCAAAAATAAAATAAAATGGCAATTTTAAACAATAACGAATTAGGCAATATCGGTATGTTTTATAAAACATACGAGCCTAAAACAAAGAACAGATTCTACTTCGACATTGAAGGTGTACCTGCTTACCTTGTAAAAAAGGCTGATAGACCTAAACCATCGTTCGAAGAGATTACTCTCGACCACATTAACCTACAAAGAAAATTGAAAGGTAGAGTTTCCTGGGGAGACATTACGTGCGAATTGTACGATCCAATCCAACCATCAGGTGCTCAAGCTGTAATGAACTGGTTCAGACTCCACCACGAGTCAGTAACTGGTAGAGACGGTTACCAAGATTTCTACAAAAAGGATGTAAAATTCCGCTCTTTAGGTCCCGTAGGTGATGTTGTTGAAGAGTGGGAATGTAAAGGAACATTCATTAAAAGTGTAGACTTTTCGGATGCAGATTGGTCTAACGCTAATACAGCCCAAACTATTAGCTTAACACTTGCAATGGATTACTGCTTATTAAGATACTAATATCGCCCAATATCTTATATAAAGAAGAAGCGCCTTTTGGCGCTTCTTTTTATTTATTCATATATGTATATGCAACAATAAATGACTAAAGTTATAAACATGGCTGAAAAAAAGTTACAAACTGAAAAGGTAGGTTTACCTTCAAAAGGGTTATTATACCCACAAGATTCTCCTCTTAAGGATGGTACAATTGAAATTAAGTACATGACCGCAAAAGAAGAAGATATCTTAACAAACCAAACTTATATTAAATCAGGTATAGTAATTGATAAATTACTTGAATCACTAGTAGTATCCCCTATCAATTTTAATGACATTTTAATTGGAGATAAAAACGCTATTTTGGTAGCAGCACGGGTTTATGGATATGGCCCACACTATGTATTCAATTACAGAAATCCCGGCACTAATGAGGATGAAGAAGTAATGGTTGATTTATCCATGGTTGAAGATAAAGAAATAGATGAAGGATTAGTTAAAACTCCTGGTGTAAATGAGTTTGAATTTGAATTACCTACTTCAAAAAGAAAAGTTGTATTTAAGCTTCTTACCCAAAGAGATGAAAACAACATTCAACTTGAGCTTAAAAACTTAAGAAAAATGAAGCGAGAAGCAGAATTAACTACACGACTTAAACACACAATTGTTTCGGTTGATGGAGATACAGACACTTCTGTAATCAGAGAATTTGTTGATACTGAATTACTTGCAGTTGATTCAAGAGCGTTAAGAAATTACATTAAGGGTATGTCACCTGACGTAGATCTTACGTTTAACTTCGAAGGAGAGGACGGCACTGTTGTCAATGACGTCCAAATTCCCATCGGAGTAAGTTTCTTTTGGCCTGACCTCCAGTTATAAACCAGTTATTTATGACGAGGTATTCGACCTTGCATACTGGGGACAGGGAGGATTTAGTTTCGAACAAGCTTGGAATTTACCTGTTTATATGAGACGTTATTATATTAATAAAATTAGTGATATCCATAAAAAACAGGAAGAGGCTCAAAAAGGTAAAAGTGATGATGACAAAGCTATGGAGACCTTTGAAAATTTTGATATAGATTGGGATAATTTACCTAAAGACTCAGGTTTAAAAAATAAATTGTAAGGCGGTATTATACTGCCTTACAATTTTTAATATTTATATAGGAATATTTCTAACTTATGGCTGAAGAAAACGAAAATATCAATCCTGGACCTATTGATCAGAGTAGACAGTTAGTAGACCAAATACAAGAGTCTATAAGGGTTGTTTTACAGCTAACTAGGCAATTAGGATTAAGCCAAGAAGCCCAAAATTCTATAGCCGAAGAATATAATAATAAATTAGGTCAAGCACAGGGTAATACAAATCTCCTCCAACAACTTAATGAAGAATTAAGTAACCGTATTAATAGTATTGCACAGAACACAGATGAATATGCTAGTGATATATCATCTGTAAGTAGTGAACTAGATAGGATAGTAGGAAGTATAAGTACTACTAGTGATTTTAGTAGAACTGTTCTTAAGGATTTTAAATCATTACGTGATACTGCTTTCAATATTAGAAATGATAAAGATCTTACTAGAGTTATGTCTGTTGAAGAACTTAACAATAGTAAAGAACAAGTTGCAGTTGATCAAAAAAGTTTAGAAACCCAAGTTCAAAGAGCTTCTGCTGAACTTAATTTTAATGCTATTGTTGATAGTGTTAAACAGACTCAACAAGATATAGTTAGTGCAGTCTTAGAACAAGATAACGCTATTAGAAGTGCTAATGGACGGTTAGGTGGTCAAACTCGTCAATTAAACGAAATAAGATCATATTTTTCTCAAATTAATGAATTAGCTACTAATGAAAACATTAATACTGAAAGAGCAATAGAATTAAGTGAACAACGTAATCAAATATCTTCAGTTTTAAATGACGTCCTAAATAATAATATTACCAAAAGTGTTGAAGAAGAAGAACTAGTTAGAAGTATTATTTCTAAACTTGAGAATAAAGAACAAATTACTCGAAGCGAATTTGGGTTAATGACCCAAATTTTAAATAGAAAAGAACAAGGATTTAAAGAAGAAAGGGATTCAATTGTTAAATCATCCCAAATAACAAAAGAAAATCTAACCCAGAAATCCCAACAATTAGATTTAGCTCGTTCTATAATAACAGAATTAAGAACTGAAGGAAAACTATCCACTGATAGTAATGGATCTATTCAAGAAAAAGTAGCAATCCTAGAACAAAACCAAGACTTACTAAAAGGGTTAAGCAATACTGAAAAAACTCGTTTAATTAAAGCTATAGAATCTAATAAAGTCTTAGCTAATAATAAAACTTTATACGAAACTTTAACAAGTGAAATTGAATCTTCAATAGCAAGAGAAGAAGATCTAGCTAAAACTATGGGAGTTACTGGTTCTATTGTTAAAGAATTTTCTAAAATCCCCGTATTAGCTAGTGTTTTTAAAGCTGAAGATGTAAAAGAAGTTACTGATGAAGTAAGAAGATTAAACAAAGAATATCAAGATAAAGCATCATTAGAAACTGCTAAAAATCGTAATGAATTAGTTACTACATTTACACAAATTCAGGAAACTTCTAATATCTTAACTGAAGATCAAAGTAAACAGTTAGCTGATATTACTCAGAAGATTGAAAGTAAACAAAAACTTACTGAAGAAGAAATTAATATAGCACAGAATTTATCGGCTATTGTCCTTGAAAATACAGATATTGAAGAAAAAAGAAGA